CCACAATGGGAAACACACTCCGTTCCCTAGCTTATACGTGGTATTACGCCGAACAGGCAGGAGTAGCGCATCCATGGGCAAGTGACCAGATGTTCGTAATGGCTTCAGGAGATGATGTCGTCTTATTTTGCGATCCAGCAATTAAAGACGCATTGGTTAATTCTGTAATGCGACTCACCGCAAGAACCAAAGACGAGCAAACCCCAACAGGGCTGGGACAGTGTCTTAAAACCATAGAACTTGGAGAGGTACACGAAATATCTTTTTGCTCCAAATGGTTTTACTCGGAAGATGGGACGTTAGATGGGCTAACGTACTCAAGGGATGTGATGAAAATCCTCACCCAAAAACAGTATTATAGCAAGAGTAATTAGCTAATACTAACCAATCCATACGTACATCGCATGGCCATACTACAGGGCTTCCAGACGGAAAAAATCTCTCATTTAGTTGAGGATATGCTCGCCCTACAACTCTCCAAACTACCAGTTGGCTACATATCACAATAAGCCTATGAGAAATCATAGTATGTGAGATATGCCATCAAGGAGGAAGGAGCTGGGTATGGGATGGAAAATTGGGTGAACCAGAAGATCGGACTTTCAATAGTTGACTTACTGGAGCTAAACGACCTAGGACAAGTTCGTTTAGACGGAGGAATGGGCAACGGCAGAGGGCTGTGCAAGACCCAATTCCTGTGTGTGACCAAGGGTTCACAACAGGACCGGGGCATTACTAAGGTATGTAAGTCCCGCCCAAGCTGAGTTAAAAATTCAAACAATGCAATCCAAGCAAAAGAACCATAACAATAACTCAGTTATTAAGAATGCCGAGCCCGCGTCAAACAAGACTCAGAACTACTTGACCGCTCGAAGACTCCATAACGATAGAAAGGAGTAAAAGCAGCATTAGAAATAGATGGCCGGAGTTAGAGCTCCTCGTATGATTTAACCCACCACCGAACAGATCCTTAGTTCATGGGACCTATTTCAACTGGCCAAGCACTTTCCAGGATAGGTGGAGACACCTTACGTAGCTGGCATGAACATTTCTCCTAATCCCACATCCACATTTAGCAACAATTATACTGTGGCTTCAGCCTATGTCGGCTCATCAATTGGCACCGTGGCTATCGGACACCAGGATTATCTTGTCATCATGCACTGCCCTATTCTATCTGCTCTAAAGTCCACCGCTGGCGTACGGATGTCTGGACTGGTCGTGTATCAAAACGACGACATTAACGCCCCAGTGTTCTTTTCTCAGTTTTTGAATAGTTACACCTCGCCTTCGATGGCTTCAGTTTATGGGGGTGATGCTGCTGAATTCGCTTCTAGCGGATTCGTGTTCGCATCCCAACTTAACGTATCACTCGAGGCACCCAATATCCAATCAACAGGCAACTTCTACAGAGGTTCCTTCACGCTTGGAAACTTGGGCGGTGGAAATGTATCAATTGAAGATCTGATACACATATCACAGATGTCAAGACCAAACAACAGGAAATTCTCCTTGACATCATCAGTAGTAAACAACGACGCAGGGTTCTATAACCAAACAGACTTTGCATCCCCAATCGTGGGCGACAGACCTCCAGCTGGAATGGACGCTGAAATCGTTGACTACATTGTGATACACAAACCCTTCGTCGGAATAGAGACCGGAACGAAGACGCTCTACTCAC